CAACGCACGCCGGTCGTAGGTACCCACGTAGCGAAGGATGGCGACGTTCCGGTCGGAGTCGGCCTTGGGCAGGGTGTCCCGCGCCTTCACGTCAGCGAGTCCCATGATGAACTTCGCGGCCTCCTCGGCGGTGAGGTTGGCGGGGATGGCGACGGCGTGCTTGCCGCCGGGGACCTTGGCGGGGGCGTCGACGTCGGCGGCGATGGCACGGCACCGGGCGTTCAAGCGGTCGGTCAGGGCCTCTTCGGCGACGGCGGTCTGGATCTTCGTGATGACGTTGCCAACGGCACGCTTCGTGGCACCCCTGAGGGTGTCATAGGCGTCATCGAGCTTGATGGTCGCCGTGGCGAGGCTGTCGAGGCTGTCGAACTCAACGAGCTTGCTGTTGGGCATGCCGGTGATGGTCGCGAAGTGGTTGGCCTGAGGAGCGGTGAAGGTAGCGGAAACGAGCATTTTATCTGTCCTCTTGTGCGGGGTGGGTTTGTTTGTTCCCCGTCATCTGTAGGCATTCAATCATACCGGCGGTAGATTGTCAAGCGATCGTTTGTCAAGCGTTTGTCAAGCGTTTGTTAAAGATTTGTGATGACCTCACGTACCTCATTTTTGGACACGACGAAGATATCCATGGGCCATCCACAGGTATCCCAAGTGATCACGGCAGCATCGACGCCGTTCTGCATGGAGATCCCCTTTGCGGCTCCCTGGGCAAGGTTCACGCCCTTGAACACGGCAATGTGTGTGATCTCCTTGCGATCATTGATCGTGACGAGTGAACAGCAATGATCTTCGATGTAGTCGGCAAGAGCATCCGCGCCGAGTGCGATCGTGTCGATTCGGATCTTTGACATTTGGGTCCTCCTGGGTTGCACCCGATGGCGGCTCACCCGGGATGGGGAGCCACCTTTTCAGGCTACCAGATCGCGCGGGCGGCTTTCAGAGCCCCGGTGGTTGTGGTGAGGTAGTCGAAGGCCATATCCGAGAGATCACCCATGGATGTGTGCTTGAGGATCTGGACGAACCGGTTGTCCCACCAGTTAGCGCCCTTGATGCTCAGCAGTACGGCGATATCCGTGAGATCCTCGATGGTGAGTGTGGTGGTCCCAGCCATGATGGCGTTACGGACGTTGCACAGGGTCCGGAATCCGAATCCCTCCACGGCAGCGTGCTGGATGGCGGTCTTCTGGTCGGGGGTGAGTTCCATGATCTCAAATCTCCTAGTGGGTGCGGGCATTACCACGTCCTCACGGCTGCGGTCTTGACGTCGGTCTTGAGGTACCCGTGCGGCCCGAACGAGACGATCGCGACCTCGGCGGCGGCGTTGTAGTCGCGGGTTAGCAATCCCCGCGGGCAAGCACGGTGGACGCGAGCGAGGCGTCGGCGTAGTCCGTGAACAGGCCACGGATCTTCCAGGGGGCGGTGCGGGTACACCGGGACACGAGCAGGTCAATATAGTCAGCGGTCAGGGTCATCTTCTCATCTCCTCCTAGGGTTGCACCTCGGCGGCTGGGGGCCCCGAGGGGCGCGCGCCGTGGCTACCTAGGGGTGGTGGACCCGGGCGGAGTCGCAGAAGACGCACGCGACGGTGGACACATGGTTGCCGCACGAGGCGGTCTTGGTGAAGACGTAGACAGGGCGGTCGGCAATACGCCGCGCCTCCGCGAGGGCGACGCGGTTGGCAGCGCGAGCCTTGGCGGCGGCGAGGGGGGAGAGGGCGGCGGCGGTGTTGTTCGTGTTCGTCATAATTGTATTAAATCATACCGTCGGTAGGGCGTCTAGTCGGATCTTAAGGCTTGACAAATTCTTGACAGTCTTGACAAGTTCTTGACAAATCGGGATCCACCCCGGTTGACAGGTACCTACCGACGGTGTTTTATGTGGCATGGAACGCACACGTACTCAATCTGCCGGCCGCAGATCTCTGCGCGACTGGCTGCGCGGGAAGAACCGGAGGGATTTTGCCGAGTCGATTGGTGTGTCCCACGGTGGACTGGAGCGGTATCTGTCCGGTAGGGCAAGACCGTCCGTCGACCGCGCGTGGCTCATCGAACAGGCAACCAAAGGTCATATCAGGGCATCTTCGTGGGTGTCGGACGAGTTCGCCGTAGGGGAACCGGATCCCAGGCAGATGAATCTAGTTTAGATCTTCCAGGACCACAACCTGGGTGGCCATTTCCCGAAAGTCTCTTTGTACCGGTACCCTGCCCATCCGGGTGGGTTCTTGTACCCTCGTGATCGCGCAAGGCCGATCAGCGACCTGTACTCACGCTGCCGCTCCTGGGACCCGATCGACTGGATCTGTGGTGGGATGTGGTCGAACAGCTTCTTGTACTCGTTGGCCACCCAGGCGAGCGAATATCCGCGCTGGACTGCGATCGAGCGAAGCCGTCGCCATTCCGAATCCTTGTGATCGGTTGGCGTTGCCGACCCGGCATACACCCGCCGCAGTTCCATGCTGTAGATTGTCGGTGGTGGCCTCTGATCGTCGCCTGAAATGGTGTCGTCTGCCTTCTTCTTTGCTTTCCCGGCGGTCTGGATACCGTCACCGTCCAGGCTGTATTTAACGTCCTCCCCGGGCAGACCGTGCTCATGGGAGACACCAGGGAGATCGATGAGCAGGGCTTTGCCCTTGCCCGGGAACGGGCGGAGGATCCGACCGACCATCTGCAAATAGATCGAGGCATGGGAGCAGCCACGGGTGAGGATGCACACGTCCGCTCGCGGGATATCCACACCCTCGGTAAGGACGAACACGTTGCACAGGACCTGGATGGTGCCTTCGGCGAATGCCTGCAGACGCTTCCTCCGCGTTTCCTTGTCCGTCTTCCCGGTCACGACGGCCGCGCGCACACCAGCCTCCCGGAAATCCCGGGCGAACTGTTCCGCATCCTTCACCGACTTTGCGAAGAGGAAAGCGTGTCTGCCCATCGCGTTGTTGCAGTATGCCTGGATCGGAGACTGGGCAACCTCGTTCGACATGAGCGGACCATCGGGTCGTAGGACTTCGCAGTCGGCGAGGTGGCCATCCTCGCGCAGTTGCGTGTACGAGGCTGAGACGACCATCGAATCAAACATCGAGCCCAGGCCGAGTCCATCCGCCCGTTGCGGGGTTGCCGTGAGCCCGACCGTATGAACGGGGTACATCTGGGCGACGGCCCCCCACTGTTCGGCCCGATAATGGTGGCATTCGTCCAGGACGAGGAAACGAATCCCCGGGATGGGGCCGCGCTTGCGCATGAGGGCCTGCACGGTCGACACCCGGATCGGGCAGTCGGACTGGATCGGACCGGCGGTGTGGGGGCCTGAATACCGGTTGTTCGAATCGATCGCCTGGGATGCCAGTTCCCGCCGATGGCACAACCAAAGGACCGATCCACCCCTGCTGGTGGCCATCTTCGCGAGTGCCGATCCCATGACGGTCTTGCCAGCGCCCGTTGGAGCAACGAGACAGACCGCCCGGGACCCTTCGATGTGACGGCCCACGACAGCGGTAACGGCTGTCTTTTGGTAAGCCCTAAGTTCCATCACACGCTGCGAACGTCCACCATCGGCTTGATGCTGGATTCCGCGATTTGGGTGTCACCGATCCCCAGGTCGACCAACGCGCTGTGCTTGATCGCGACCACACGCCACAACTGCCCACCGTGGCCACGGATGCGGAGGGTGCGCCGGTTCTCGGACCCGCGCAGATACCCGGAATCCTTCCATTGTCGCACGATCGCATCGGAGTCGTAATCGTCGTCACTGAGGATCTCGTTGAGGATGTGGGGCATGACCCCGATGTACTCGCCGACCTTCCAGGCACCGGCCCAACCACCGTTGGGATCGTCGCGGGTGTGGGCACCAAAGAAGCGGCGTGAATGCGAGGCACACCAGCCGTAAACATGGGCCAACGCTGACAGGGGTCTGTCTGCCCCTTCTTCCCCCTCCCCAAGGACTGAACGCCACACTTCGGCCGCGTGACCCCTAGAAAACACCGAAACGCCGAGGGTGGCCGAGACGGACCCACCGAGGGCAATGAGGGCCATCGACCCGGCGAGCCGGTGTCCGACTTCCGAGTTGACCCCTTGCGCGAACTCATCACGGAACTCTTCGAACATGGGCCGGATCATCCCCTGCAGTTCGGTGTTCGCCGACAGCCGCTTGATGTACTCGCGGCCGGCATGCCCATACTGGGACAGCAGGCCACGATTCACGCCCGAAACGAAATCGCCAGTGGCGTTCTCCAGGGGCGATCCCCAACAGGTGAGGACCCGGGCACGGGTGCCGGCATCCTGGGACTTCGACACGAGCGGCATTTCGCCGGTCGAGATCAGGATTCCGCGATAGGTAGCGCGGTGTTGTAGTCCCCCATCTGCACGACCACGGGTTCGGCCCTGTCCGATTGAAAAATCGTAAACGAACCCGGGAATATCCCGGGGACGATAAGCTCGTGTGTGGTCATCGAGACAAACTGGGAGGTGTCGGTGTGATGCGGCGAGCCGCTCAAGTCCAACGCGGGTGGTCTGCCATGTGTGGATGGTTCCGTTGGCTCGTTCATCGGGGCATCCCCACACCGATGCCGCAATGCGGAGCGCAGTTGTTTTCCCAGTCGACGTCCGGCCCGAATAATCAATGATCGCATTTGGTGCCTCCGGGATCCATTTGAGGAGAGGTGCGGCGAACGATGCCCATAGCCCGATGAGTGCTCGCGGGTGTGCCGCCACCGACTTGATGATTTCCTGCCATCCGGCCAACGTGCCACCCGTCGTGAATCCCTTCAACATGTCGCCCAGGCCGGCCTGGGGTGTGTACCTGGGGACCGAGTCCTCGTCGCCGAGGATGAACGTGTCTTTGTACCAGCCCAGGTGGGTGATAATCTCGGACATGGGCATATCAGGATCGGTCACAGCCTCGGCGATGTATTTGACCAACAGGGACGCGTGAACCGACGAAACCGGGACACCGACGGAGGCGGCATCCACGATCTTACGGGAGTTGACTGCCCGTTCACGCTCCATGGTGTGGGATCGCCAGCCGTTCTTCTCCTTCCAGTGGAGGATCACGTGCTCGATGCCCGTGCTGACGTCACGCAACCGCGAGCCCACGATCACGGGCAGCGGGGAAGCGAGCTTCGCCGGATCGCGCGAGGTGTCCCAAACCCCATTGCTGGAAATGGTCCACCCGGATGGCACAACGGGATTGTCCACTGGACAGCCGCGCGTCCACTTCGGCTGTTCGGCATCGGGCTCGGCCGGCTTGCGCTCCTCGCGCTCCGGTTTGGTCCTGGGGTCGCTTGCGCCTGACTGCATGCCGGACTGGATCGTCGCTTCGATCTCGCCGGACTTGAGTCCAGCCGCCTCGGCCGCAGACCGCAGTGCCGCGATGGCTTCACCCTCATCCAATTCACCGCCCGCGACAAGCTGCCCAATGGCGAATGCGGCAGCATTCAAGGCGTGGTTGCGCTGCCCTTCCTCTGTGTTGGCCACGGAGGCGCATTCCCGTTCTAGCGCGGACCTTCCGTAGGTATCGCCCGTGGGTGTGTCCCACTGACGGTGCCAAGCCTTCCCCCGGGCTTTCCCTTTGGCTTTCTTCTCGGACAGCCGTTCCATGACCCAAACGGGCAGTTCAACGGGCGTAACCCGACGAGTCCACTTGTACTCGCCATTGATGTTCACCGAGGGAGGTGCCACGACCTGCCCATTGATCGCCCGCGTGTCGATACCCTTCGCAAGCTTCCCGGCGGAGTTACCCATGTGGTGATCAGGGTGGAGGAAGAAGAAATGGATCCCGCCCGACCCTGTGCGTGAGGTGAGCGTTTCGGGCATATCGGGCAGATTGTCCAGGGCAGACAGATCGTCCACATCGATCACGAACAGGCCGGATTCGGGTCCGGTCGCGATGCCGACGTTGGAATCGGGCCATCGATCCCACCACGTGGCCACCGTCTCCAGGTCGTTCGATGCTGCCATCTGCCATGACGGGATCCTGGGATGTTTGCCAGCCCGGGAACAGTCCTTCGCACAGGTGCAAGCCCCGTCGATGATACCGTGTAGGGGGATGACACGCCAGCCTCGGCGCGCGTAGCTTAGCGCAGCACCACGAATACTCATCTTCGCTCCTGATGGGGACAGCAATGGCCTGACTCGTTGTCACCAGACCGCAGTGCTAAGATCCCCGGTGGGACGGGGGATTCGCTGGCACCACTGCCGAATCAATATACCAGTGTGCCCACCCAGGCGCAAGAGTTCCCACCGTTCCCATAGATGTTCCCATGGGGGTGGGAACAAGCCATAGATCCCACGTGCTGCGCTTAGATGGCCTTGTTCCCAGTGTTCCCATGTTCTGCGAAGTATACAGACACGCGGGGAAACGGAGGGTGGGAACACTGGGAACAGGGTGGGAACAGCAAGAAAGAGGGACGTGGGGGCCGCTTCCTTTTTTGTTCCCATGTTCCCATATAATAAATATAATTAAAAAAAGAGGAGAGAGAGATTCAAAAGACCGAAGGTAAGGTCTTTTCGGCTTTTTTGCGTATCCCCTCTCCGCGCAGATATGGGAACAGGGGGGATATGGAGAGACGTACCCCGCTAGCGGGGGTGCTAGGGGTGGGAACAAACCTGGGAACAAACGGCCTCCGCACCATGGATGGTAGGGATTGCCAGACCGCCGGTAATGTGGTCTACTTCCTGGTATGGTAGACCCGGGCAAGCCATACCCCAAAGAAGTCAAGATCCGCGCAGTCAAGCTGTACGCCGAATACGGATCCTATCGCAAGGTAGCGGATGAGTTGGGAGTCGGATGGTCCACGGTTTCGAAATGGACCAAAGACCCGAAGATGATCCCATACATGGATGATCACGCCAAATCGGTTGTTGGTGCCCTGGAAGGATACGCGCTCCGCGCGATCGAAACCCTGGGGGATGTGCTTGAGGATGACGAGGCGACGGTCAGTCAGAAGATCAACGCGGCCAAAACCATTTTGGATTCTTTGGCACGCCACAAGCAGGCAGATCTGCAGAAGACTGTCGCCGAGGCTGTCAAGGCGAACATGATTTCCGGATTGGAACTGATGGAAAAGCGTGCTCTGATGTTGAGAGCGGTGACGGGAATCCGCTCTCCCGTCGACCACATGAGGAAACCAACCATAGATGCGGAGTTCAATGATGATCCCCAGTAAGATTTGCAAGTCCGAGACTGTCTCCCGCCAGCCTATCCAGATGGGGTCCCAGGCGCGCGCCGATGGGATCCACGTCAACATGAATCCGTTCATGATCGGGACCAATGACCACGCGCACTGGTGTGAAGGATGGGGGATGCAGGACTATCGGCGCGATGAATGGATCAAGAAGACTCAGCGACAGCCCATCCCCGGTGAGGTCCTGTGATCGATCAAAGGCACATCGAAGCAGCTGGCAGATGTTTGGCAGACACCATGCCCATCTTTGCGCTGCTGGCGAATGCTTTGGTGGCGGGCATCATCTTCGTGATCATGGCCTGACCTATCGACCTGGAAACCTACGATGAATGGTGGTATGGCCTCGATCCTGAATTGAGGTCACAGATCGATGAGTATCTGCAGATCCAGGAGTCGAACCCACTTGCGGTCTACGAAGGAATGCCACCGGGTTTGGGTGGCATGTCCCCTGGGCAGCGCGTGTTCCACGAAGATCCCGAGAGAAAGCGCGCGCTCAGATGCGCAAACAAAGTTGGCAAGACCTATGCGGTATCGGCGGAGATCTGGTGGTGGCTTACGGGCACCCATCCGTTTCGTGATGACAACATACCTCGCGTTAACACTGGCATCTACTTCGTGCCAGATCTTGAGGATTCGTACGCCGATGATGTTTGTAAGTGCCTGCGTGAGTTGGAACCACCCGGCATTCTTGCCGAGGCATGTCGATACGATCCGACAAAGGGCTATCTGATCGGACAGAAGCGTGGGATCCTGACAAAGGATGGTTGCCGTGTGATGTTCCGATCGTCGTTCCAGCGGATCACCTCGGCAGCTGGCATCAAGGGCGACTGGATGATCTGGAACGAGCCACCGAAGCGCACACACTGGGGTGAAATGCAGCGCGCGCTGTCAATGTCGATGGGTCCGTCCATTGGTGCGCTCACACCCGTCGGTGACCCGGCGAAACCGCTACAGGACCTGTCGTGGCTGCGCACCACGATTGAGGGCAACCCAGCCACTGGGAAGCCGCCGAGGGACTATCATTCGCAGACAGTCATCGAGCTAACTGCCGAGAACTGCCCACACCGCACACCCCAGGACATTGAGGAGCAAAAGAAGGGCATCCCCGAATGGGAATGGGAACAGCGCGCGCGGGGTGGGTGGGAATCCACATCACAAAATCGGCGTCTGTCCGCATGGACACCCGATCTCATTCTGCCCGATGACACGCGGCCTGGGGACGGGTGGGATCCCAGCCTGCCCATACTCGTTGTGATGGCTGTAGATCACGGTGAAAAGGCCGGCGCTTCGGCATGGGCCTTGTATCTGTTCCAGGTGCAAAGAATGAAGGACTACGGCGTTGTTATCAAGATTCGGGTGGAAGCGGAATACGTATCCGAGACGACGACGACTGACGAAGAGGATGCCATGGAGGTTAAGACTATGATAGAATCGGTCGGACTCAAGCTAGACGATATTGATTGGAGTGTCGGTGATGTGAACTCGGCCGGAAAATCCAGGGCTGGCAGATCGCTGAACGTGATCTACGAGGGACATTTTGCCCGCTTGATGCGGCTGCATCCTTCGGCACCGGCATTTCCGATGCAGCGTGCACGCAAAGGCGCGGGATCGATCGACCTGGGACTCAAACGGTTGAATCAAGCGATGGCACGTGGGGACTGGAGAGTCCACCCCAGGTGCGTGCGAACCCAACGAGCCTACAAGATGTGGGAGGGTCGCGAGGATTCGCATGAGCACATCATCGACAGGGATAGGTACGCGATCATGCAGATCGAACACAACCTGGACTTCGCGCAATGATCCCGACACCGCCGGATATCAACGAGCAGAGGCGTGCCCGAGAGCACGGCAAACGGCGCGCGATCCTTGAAGGTGCGTGGTCGGATCTGCTGGGCCAGCACCTCCGCTCTCAGTTGGGTGAGAAGCGTGCCGCCATGGTTGGCATCCCGGACATTTCGTCCAATCAACTCAAGCAGTTGTCATCCGCTTTGGCTGTGATGTACGACCGCGCGCCTGCGATCACCCGCGAAGACGGGTCGACGGCTGAGGACATGGTCGGTGTGCTGGACAATGCGCGGATGTGGCTCCTCGCGCAACGCAACCAGCTGTACACGATCGGCATCAATGATTCTGTGATGGCATGCGCCTGGAGTGAAGCTGCCCGGCATGCGAAGGTCCGAGTGGTTCCACCCGATCATGTGTGGGGGATCCCGGATGCGGCCGATGACGGTCAATTCGGGGTCATTTTCGAAGCTCGCGAACGCCCAATCACGATCGACGGTCGGCAGCGCACCGAATGGGTCTGGGACGTCTGGGATATGCGTGAGCCGGAAGAACCTGTGCGCGCACCCAATCTCATGGAGTCGCTATCGGCCCAAAGGCCGTTCTTTCGGGTCCTGTCATCGAACCTCCGGTCTGACCTCACGATCTTCGCCGGAATCGACCCGGATGAGTGGTCCGGATCCGCGTACAAGTACCGCGATAATGGGGGCATGCCGCAGCACCCGTATACAGCGTACCACGCGTTGCCCAGGACCGGCCTTTGGTCCGCAACGGAGAACTCCGAGGTTGTGTTCGGTACCCTGCAGGATGGGCTGAACTGGACGAACACGAACCACGCTTTCATGCGCGCTTCTTGGGATGCCCGGTACGTGGCCGGTGGCAAGATCGTCGGTGGCAAGCCGGTGGGACCCGTTGGTGACGGGATGCCCGCCCAGACCCTGCAGCACATGTCGGATCCTACGGTTATCACCAGGATCCAGGCAGACGGTGATGGCGAGGTCAAGGTTGGGGCATGGTCGGCATCCGTCGACATTGACAAGGCGGAAAGGTTCTCCCGTAACTACGGTTGCCGTTTGGCGGTTCATTTCGGCCTCACACCCTCGGACGTCACTTTCGACGTCACCTCGCCAGCGTCAGGGGTGTCCCTGACCGTCTCCCGCAAGGCGGTTCGGCGTCTGCAGGCGAAATATGCCCAGTTGTTCCGCTCGTCGGACCTGTTGATGCTCAAGAAGATCGCGATCATCACGAACACTCACTCCGATGGTCCGGCCGTCCCCCAGGACGGGTACCTGATCGAGTATTCATCGGTCGAGTTGAGTGAGGAAGAGCGCACCGAGATCCTGGGCAACATCGCCGAGGAAATGAAACTCGGCCTCGTGTCCAGGGTCAAGGCGTACATGCGGCTAAACCCCGGGATTTCCGAGGATCAAGCCCGGGTCGAACTCCTGGACATTCTCCAGGAGATCGCAGACGAGAATCAGCCGTCCAGGGAGCCATCACCGCCGCAGCCGCCCGGGGATGACGACGAATCAGCCGATCCCGAGGATGGCGCTGAGACGGCTGAATGACGCAAGATCTCGTGCATTCGACGTAATTCAGCCTCCAGCCGCTCGATGCGTGCACCCTGGGAGGCCGCAGTCCCGCGCAACTTCGCGAGCATCATTCCGCCCAGTTTTACCCGGGCAACCATCCGGTCGTGTTCGGACCCGAATCGGGTTGAGTCGATGTGCGGCATATAGCCATCGATTGCCATGTAGATCTTGCTGTTCACGCTACCACCCGCTCATGCAGTCGACGCAGTCCAGGTGCTCATCGCCGACACCAACCACTACCATGCCGGACGTGTCTCGATCACAGTCGGTATCGATCCCATACATGTGGGTGATCCGGTGGACTTTGTTATTGCCCCTCTGGACGGTGACCGACACCTGGGTGTGTTCGATCGCCAGTCGTGCCACGGGATGGTTGGCCGGCATGCCAATCAGGCACCTGCCATCACCAAGGGTCTGGACGAAGTCTTTCTTGATCAGATTGAACTCGTTGATGACGTTTAGCAGCCTGTCGGCCAAAATATCAATAGTACTCATTTTGCTGTCCTCCGAATATCGACTTTACCATACCGTGGGTACCTAGGTCAACTCTCCGCGCGATCCACCCTGGATCCCCTTGCTGAGATTCACGCGGCCACCAGCCTTGGAGCCGGCCTCCGACCAGTTGTCGGAACTGTAAGTGCTCGTACGCAGGGCGATGGTGCCGAAGAACTCGTCCACCTCCTTCTTGCGCGAGCGAAGCACCAGGGCAGTCGACTCGGACACCTGTTCTTCGGCGTCGACGGTGTCCTGCATGGCGAGGAGGCGATCCCACACCTTGTGGGCTGCGGCATTGCCGAATCCCACGTGGTCGACCCGCCCACCGTACCGGCGCATCCGGCGGGCGTGGGCTTTGCTCATCGCCATCACTTGGCGAGCCACGGACTTGTACAGGTACTCGGCGATCTCGGTGTCGGACGAGTATCCGACCATGGTGATAGACATAACACCGCGCCAAGAGTTGTAGTACATCCGGCAGTTGCAGTAACCAGCAACCGCGTTCGCGATGGTGCGATGCCACGCAAACCGCTGTTCGGCCTTGAACTGTCGTCGCACGATCTCCTCCTTGACCCGGCCGTCCCTGGCCTCAGCCTCCGAAATGGCGTGCTTAATCATGAGGGAGCGGGCGATCCGCATGGCGGATTCCGACTCGGCCTCAGAGGTTGATCCTTCGGCGAGGTTGATGAGCTTTTCGATGCGTCGCTTGGCGGTGTCTCGGGAGGTCATCGTCGGAGTCCCTTCTTGACGCGGTTCACGTAGACCAGTTCGCAGGCAGCTTGGGATCGCCACCAGCCGCCATTGGCAGCGCCGATGAGTCGGCCTTCGAAATGGGCCGCTTTCTCCTGGTACCGGCGCGCGGCGATGTGCGCCCCCAGGGCTGCGGCCAGCAGATACCACCTTCCGGACACCGGTTGCCAGTCGGACTTTTGGTCCAGGCTTGCCGTGTTAAAGGTGTGGCCACTCGGTGTGATCGCTCGTTCGGTGTAGTGTCCCATGTTGTCCTCCATGATGTAACCATTAAATCATACCGTCGGTACGGTGTCAAGTGGCTCCGTGCCGCAGGTCGTGGTCGGCATCTGCCCATCCACGGTCCCAGATGGAGTAGAACTCACTGCCCATCAACCAAGGGTTGTCCGATTGCAGCTTGCCGTTGCGCCTGGATGTGTACCCGTTCTTGGTGATGCGGTCTTCGATACCATCCTCCCCGCGCTCCGCGCGGCCTGCGCGGACTTCGTGCGAGATGCAGTGGACAGAGAACTGAGACAGATCCAGCTTGCAGTTACAACAGATTTTCGGCATTACTTGATCACCCGGCGGATGCGCTGCATGCGGTTCTTGACGACGCGGTACTCTTCGGTCAGTTCGGCGGTGAGCAGGGCGACGGCGGTGATGAGGTTGCGCCGGCTGTCGCGTTCGAAGGCGGAAACCCCGTAATCGGTGAAAGCAGCAAGGTAGAGGGTAACATGGGCGTGGTGGTGGTTCTTGTCCTTAACAAGGATCCTCAGCGCGCGGAGAGCGTCGACCTTGTCGAAACCACCCTTCTCGGCAGCGTCCGTGGCCGAATCGACGATGGCGCGCGGCGAGTCGGAATACCAAATGCGATCACCCAGGATCTCTTCGGCCTTCTTCATCTGCCCCTTGGCGGGCTCGGGGTAGGAGTTCTGGAGGCGGGCGATGCGGAGCTTGGAACTGGTACTGGTCATCTTACAGGTCCTCGATAGCGTTGTAGATGGCGTCGATGAGATCGAAGCGCGCGTTGTGGGGAATGCGGTTGGCGATCCGCATCTTGCTGTTCAGCATGGCCGCGTCATCGCTGTATCGGGGCCAGAGCTTGTTGATGACAACCGAGAGTCGCACGCGGCGGGTTCCGGTCGGGGTGTTGACGGTGATAATCGGGTTGTTGGTCTGTTCCATCGTTGCCTCCATCTTGTAAACATTTAACCATACCGACGGTAAGGTGTATCGGGCATTCTCGTGCCCGGTTGCGATCCGACTTCCCACGATGTGGTCTTGTTTGGGGTGCCGTATCCGTGGTTTAGTGACCACGTGTCCACCCCGGGCACCCGGCGCGTTGGCCGTGAAACACGAAATCAGGGGTTGTTAGGTGTTCATTCGAAATCGCATTTACCGATCACCAACAGAGGGTGGTGGTGGGACGGATGACAAGGAATCCGGACCGGAGCCGGTCCCGTATTCGGTGTTCAAGGAAACCAACGAGAAGCTGCGCGCCGCTGAGGCCCGAGAAGCTACGTTGGCGGAGAAGATCGACGGGTACAAGGACTGGACTGCGCCGGATGCTGTCGAGAGCATGATCGCCGAGAAGGTCGAGGCCGCAAAGGCGGAAACCGGATTGGTGGTACAGATGGCGGATGCGGGTGTGAAGCCTGAATACCGCAGTTACATGCAGAACCGTCTGACCACGGAAGGCACCGATGACGTCGGATCCTTCCTCAAGTCTCTCAAGGAATCGGAACCTGCGTTTTTCGGGTTGGCACCAGGGAAGGAAACACCGAAGACCACCCCTGAGGGTGGCAAAAAGCCTCCTGCGACCAAAGAACCCGGCAACGATCGGGCATGGGATGGCGAAGACGTCAAGGCAATGTCGCCCGAAGTCTACGCTGAACATCGCCAAAAGATCCTCGCACAGGTTCAAGGGAACAGGAAGCCGTAAAGGGAAAACCCCATGGCCAACGAAGTCTACGTTTCCGCACACGGAAACATCCTCCAGACCGAGATCCTGCAGCAGGAACTCGGATTCCTCCTGAATCAGCGGCCGTTCGCACTGCAGTTGATGCAGTTTGCGGGCGACGTCTCCGGGTCCGCTGCCGACACCATCAAGGGTCGGCTGGTTGATTCCGATGACATTGGTGAGGTCGTGGCCGAGGGTGCTGCTCTCATCGCCGGCAACACCGATCTCACGGATGCCACCTTCTCGGTGACTCCGGCCCGCATCGCGATCAAGCGCACCTACTCCGAGTTGATGGCTATCATCGATTCGTCCGGCCTCGTGGCCGAGGCTGCGCTCGCGATGTTCAACGTAAAGGCTGTCCTCAAGCAGGTCCACGCGCTGTACGCCACGGCGACCCAGTCGCTCACCGGCAGCGTCGGATCCACGGGCGTTGACATGTCGGCCTCCGACTTCTTCGCTGCCCAGCAGACGATGCAGTCGCGGCTGGTCGAGGAAGAGGTGGTCTGCCACCTCCATCAGGAACAGTTCAATAACCTGCAGACCGACATTCGTGGCGAGGTCGGACCGTGGCAGTTGGTCCCTGCGACCCAGGACATGCTGTCGCTGAAGGGGTCCAACTTCAAGGGCATCCTCAACGGCATCGCGCTCTGGACGTCGAATCAGGCTCCGGACGCCAACGGTGGCCTCGATCACGGTGGTGCGATGCACGGCCTCTCGGCGATCGCGTACGGCACGGGTTCCCCGCGTCCGGTCGTGGTCCGTGGTGGCCGGATCCTGGCCCCCGGTGGTGTGATCTATACCGACATTGACACCGATCTGGACAAGGCCGAAGACAGCCTCGTCACGAACGGCTTCTACGGCGTTTCCGTCCGTGAGGCCGATCGCGGCGTGAAGATCATCACCGACCACGTCTAGACCTGACCCCGTGGTGGGGTGGGTCGACCCGTGGTCTTGTAGGACATAGCATGGCAATCGACCCATCCCCCACGAAGTCTGGACCCCGATCCACGGACAAGTCTCCGTCCCCCTTGGCTAGCCCCAACCTTGCTGCCCAGGAAGATCGCCGCGCGCGCGTCCGAGACGTTCCCCGATCCAACTTCCAGTACGGACACCGTCGACAGGAATGGCAGGTGGGTGCTGATGGCGACCTCATGCCCGTGATCGTTCCCCTGTCGAAATCCCCCGGCGCCCAGGGTGTCGGCCGTCGTGGCGAGTTCACGCCGGCCCGCGTCTGGTACGAAGATCAGGGCATGGTCCTCATCCCCCACGACGTGATGGGCGACCTCGACTACGTTGCGCCGTACCTCACGACTCGTGGCAAGATGACCCACCGTTCGATCTTCCAGCGTCCGGTCAACGGTGCGAACAAAACCGACTGGGTCATGGATGGCAAGGCATACAAGAAGTTCATCAAGCTGTGCCGCGAGAAGGGCATCATTCCGCCTCCGCAGCCGCAGACGATCAAGTCGCTGCTGAACATGACGCGTTCCCAGTACGAGAATCTGCAAGTGCCGACCACCGAGGATCGGTCCCGTCGTGACCGGTACGAGGCGACTGCTTCCCGACTCAAGAAGCAGATCTCCGTCCTGGAAGCTGAACTGCATCTGTCCGAGGAGCACTACGGAAAGCCCACGGAGGCTGTCTTGGGTTCGGACGTGCATTCGGTCCTGGATGCCGCCCTGGACACGAAGAAGAGCAAGGGAAAGGGCAAGAAGAGTGCCTCGGATTGAGGCATGCGAAGACCCGCGCATGCGCGCGGCCGTTTTCGACTTCGCGGCCACCACTCTCAAGCGGCAGCGGATCGACTGGTTGGAGCTTCGGCGTCGTGCACGCGAGGCCCCCGATCCGCTCGATCGGCACAATGCCCGCGAAGCCGTGAAGGATCGGCCTCCGCCGTCGTGGGATCAGTGTCTGGCCATGTCCAGGCGCATCCACATCAAACGCGAGATTGACCACCGGGATACCCTGTGATAGGCTGAGTCATCACTGCACCAGATGGTGCTGCCCAGGAGACATGTGATGGCCGATACGCAGCCCCAGTTCAAGCGCCAGATTTCTGCCGCCGGATACGCGAACACCTCGGATGGTGATGCCGTCGCATCCGCCCCCACGTGGACCGTCGGCGACGGCGTGCCCACTGCAGCCGAGGCCGATGGATCCATGTACACTCAGAAGGACGCCACCGATGGCGACGATGCCATCTACGTCCGCGTGGCTGGTGCCTGGGTTCCGATCCTCGGTCAGACTGCCTGATGACCCAGTCAACCATCATCGCCCGTCGTGGCCTGCCGTTTGGGGGTGCGCGGGCAGAACCCGAAGCGGTGTCCGTCCTGGCTGCGGCCACGGAACTGAAGTCGACCGGTGGTCCCATCGCTGGGCGGGATCGGCTCATCATCAACCCCACCGACGGTGACGTTTACATCGCCACCACAAACGCGGTCACAGTCGCCACCGGACTCTACGTCGCACAGGACGCGTGGCTTGAGTTGGACTGCGACAACGGTGCTGGCACGTGGTGGGCGATCGCCGCTGCACCCGTCGACGTCCGTGTGTACGAGGTCGTAGATTGATGGGCACGGGATACTACACACCCCCCCCCGGTGGTGGTGGTGGTCCTACACCAGCGACCGTACTCACCCTCACGCCTGGATCCGGCACCTTCACGGCCTCTGGTGGGAAGATCGTCGGCGGCATGTGGGACGGGTTCGACTTGTTCGATCCCGATGGTCAGTTCACCGACATTGTCGGGGATGGGGCAGAGTCGGTACTGAATACTGGGGTCGCCACCGGGTATTTCCGTCCGGCCTCCGAGAACGGCACCCGCTTCGATGATTACGCTCTGGCCCTGACACTGGATGCTATCGGGGACTGGACAGTTGAACTCAAGATGAAGTACGAGACGTCGAGTCCAACGACGACTCATCTGTATGCCGGTCCCGGGGCTTGTTGGGCTCGCGGGAATGATTCGGCATTCCTGCTCACGACGGCCAACGACAATTCAACCGTCGTCAGGGGTCGATCAGTCGTTGGGACTGAACAGGTCGGGGAGACGGACGGTGCGACCCTGGTCGATCCCACTGCGTATTGGCACTACAAGACCGAACGCAGCGGCAAGGACATTATTTATTCCGAGAGCGCTGATGGCGTTACGTGGACCGTGATCCGCACTGCTGAGGATGATGTGGTTGGATCGGTCACGAAGGCTGGTCTGATCATGGGCAACTGGACACAGTACACCGGAGCCGTTACCGTCGAATCCGGTATCGTGACTTACTTCCCGACACCCTAATGATCCAAACGCAGGAATACATCGCCGGCCAACAGCGTCTGCCCTGGATGGTGGAGCGCGATGGTCAGGGCACACTCAGGCTACCCATCGAGCGGGCTGGCGGTGTGCCCACGGTGTCGATCACCTCGATCAAGGTGTACAGGCCGGATGGGACTGAGCACGACGACATGCCGTCTCAGGCCGTTGCCGACAACGTGCCCGAATGCCAGTGGGTCCCGGCCACGTTCGACGGTGAATCCCTGGGCATGGGGTGGCAGATCCTTTGGGTGATCGACGTCGACGGTGCCGAAGAGACTTTCCGTACCGAAATGGCATTGATCCGTCGGCAGTTGTTCGGTGTGGTCATCGATGCCGACCTGGAACAGGTGTACCCCGGGCTGTCGGAATGGTTGCCGGTCGGTCAGGGCGACTGGACTCCGCAGATCTACGAGGCGTGGATCCAGCTGAACGCGCGGCTGATCGCGCAGGGGACACGTCCCCAGCTGATCATGAGTCCCTGGGCCATCCGCAACGTGCACATGTACCTTGCCCTGACCATCATCGGGCAGCGATTACGGGTCACTGGCGGCGGTATGTGGGCTGAGCATCACGAAATGTGGGCAAAGCGTGCCGAGGCGGAATGGTCGTCCCTGCAGTTCTCGTACGACAGTGATGGAGACGGATCCACCGATGGCACCGTCGAGGGTCCTGCCACTCATATCCTCATGGATCTGCCGGCTCGCCGTAGGTTCCCCTGATGGGACAGTTCGCCACCACTTTGGATCGGGTTTCCGATCTTGTGTCGGCCGTCGGATTCAAAGAGGATCCAACCCCACACGACAAACCTGGGGAATCCGCCGTCCGGATGGACAAGTCGTTCCGATCGCTGATTCGCGGGGTCCGGAACACCAACAAAATGTCGGATAGGACCATCGCGTTGGTGCGCCTGGATCTGGCGGTGAGACTCGTCCACCGGATGCGGATCGGGTCGGATGGCAAGTTGGACCTCAAGCGGGCAGCGAACGACTATGAAACCGTCATGGCGGCGATCATGGGCGACAGCACGCTGAATGCACTGGGACACGTCAACTTCACAGATTGGCCGGTGAAGACGTCCAGGACCGGCGAGCACATCGAATGTGATGTACGGTTCGCCGTTCTGGTCGAAATGGACTGGGCGCTGTCGGCTGAGCCATGATCAAAATCGCCATCCCCGCCCCGATGCGATCGGCGCTGTCCCGCGCGCTGTCCCTGGACGGTGTCCGCACAGATATCGAAGATGCCATTGCGGAGGCTGCAGAGAGGTTCGAAAGTGACCTCCGAGGGCCGACCCCTAACTCACCAGGAATCGGACTCCCGGCGGGCAGACGGCGGGCCGGAAGACCCCAAAATCCGTTGGCCCCGGGTTTGGGACTCGTTCCCATCAATACTGGTCGTCTGCTCTCTTCTCACGACATTGTGCATGATGGCCTCACGGTGCGCATAAGCGCGGATGCGCGCGACCCAGGATCGGGGTTTGAGTACGCCGATGTTGCACACCATTCTGGTGAGCCCGTGGGCGATTCCGCCGATCGGGTGGGCAAAAGGTTCCTGCAGTTCGGCGAGGAAGCAATCCGCGATATTCAAGTCATCATCACCAGACAGTTGTCGTTGTGAGTGTCGATATCTCAGTCGACATTGGGGGGATCCTGGGCGTCGATGATGCGGACCTGCCAGAAGATGTGTTGAGAGCGATTCGCGGCGTGCTGGATGAGTTGGTCCATCTGTGGCGCGAAGAAATGCTCGCGATCTGGCCGGTTGCGACGGGTCGGTCACAGTCCAGATGGCAGAATCGCATGAGTGGACTTACGTGGATCCTCCGCAATCCGGTTGAGTATGCGGCCTACGTTCACCGCAAGGGCGACCCCACCGAGGTGTGGGGTATCCTGGACGGGTTCGCCAAACATCTCCTCGGTATGGTGATGCCGAGGCTTAAGCGACTTATCTCCGCCTGGAAGCAAAAACAGAGACTTGACGCGAATCAGCGTCGCCTGATAAGCTTGTCAGCAAGAAGGCGGGATTTGCGCGAGGCCCCAACGCGGATGTTCCGCGCAGATGTGCGGGTATTCCAGCGCGAATCTAGTCTGGAACGGCACCGCCGCCAGTTGATGCGATTCTTGAGAGGGTAACAGATGGCTTCTTCTACACAGACAAAGGGCAAACGCTCTCTCAAGTTGTACCTGGGGTTTGCCGCCGGTATCGACGCATTCGATGCGGCCGGCAACGCCGTTCCTGGCGCAACCGTCTTCGAAGTCACCAGGATGATCGGTGACTTCTCGCGCGATCAGCCCGGCGAAGGCGAGGTCGACCCGCTGGATCGTGGCGAGGTCATGTTCGATCAGGCCCCCATCCTCACGGATGATGCGCCCATGTCGGGCAGCTTCACCGCGTATTACACCCACGAGACTGATCCCGCCGCGTTGGCGCTGATGGACATTCTTAATGAGACTGGGTTCGCCTCGACGCTGCCGAGTGTCGTGGCCAACGCTGAACGGCTCCACTGCGATATCAAACGCGTGTATGAGCACCCGGCGAACCCGTCCGACACCCACGGTGTCGTTTTCCGCCAGTCCCGGCTGACCTTCTCGGAGGCAACGGCCGATCCCTCGACCATTTCGGTCAACTGGCGTAGTCGTGAGACGCGTCCGTCGATCCGCTTCTAGGAACACGCAATGTCCAACAAAGCCTCAGTCGCACTCCGGATTGGTGCCGTCTTCACCGAGGCACCCGCCATCCCCCAGGGATCGCCTTCCAGGTTCAATGACGATCTGGAATACCTGCTTGAACTCGCCGAAGGCACGGGTGACAAGCAGTACGATGCCGAGGCATTCTCGGCCACGTACGATATCGTCGCGGGTGCGGTCCAGGTCCTAGAACTCGACGCACTGTCGTCCGGCGATATTACCCTGTCAAAGGTCAAGCTCATCGCGATCAAGAACCGGTCGGCTGCGGATGAGGTCACCATCGGTGGCGGCACTGGCGGATCCTCCGCGCCGAATGCGGACGCGTGGTCCGACACCGATGGTGGTGTGACCGGATCGCCGTTCTCCGTCGACGGGTCTTTTATCACGATCCCGGCCCAGGGCATGTTCCTTTGGGCGGCTCCCGATGACGGCGTCGACGTGGTGAACACGACCGCGCAGATTCTCGGCATCGAGGCGTTCACCAGCACGCAGACCATCGACGTCCTGATCATCGGCCTGGACTGACAATGATTGAGCGATCAACGCCTCTTCCGACCGGTGGTCGGGTTGTGGAGGTGTGTGGCATCCCCTTCCGACTGCCCAACGAGAAGCGCCAGTTCATCCTACTGGAGTTCATCGGCGAGTACGTCAGTACGGATGGCACCGTACGCGCGGTCATGGACACCGTAGATCCCGCTGCCGCGATCATCGGCGCGTGCTGGCACCACCCCGAGTACGAACTCGAAACGCCTCAGCCGTGGAAGGCCATCAAGCTGGTCGACCGCACCATGCCCCTGGAAGCTCGGCAAGATTGCCGTGCGACGATCCTGGCGGATTTCGGCGAAGAGGTCCTGGATGAGTTGGACTCCGTCGGACTGGGGCAAATGTCCAGTGTCGTGGCGATCTTCGGCGAGTTGGTCGACCTCATCGGCAAGTCGTTTGCTTCCCAGGAGGTGATCCAAAATCGCCTGGGTTTTACCAGACCGAAAGCGGATACCAACGATACATCCGACTCTGCTGTGGTCTAGCCTACTTCGGCGGTGATATCCGCGCGTGGTGGCGGGCCAAGGAGGATTTCCAGATCGACGCTTTGGCACTGTTCCATCTGTGCCATCACTCTGGTAAGCCGTCGGACACGCATGGCACCACCGAGGACTACAGCCCATCACTGGAAGACCTTCGGCTGATGATGCCGTCGCCGGTTAAGACTGGTGACCTCATCTACCTACATGGTAAAATGTACCCCAAGAAGTACACCAAACCAGACGAGTTTGGGTTACCACCCGAGGCCCGATCTGAGGACCTAAACGAACAGGTTCGGGCACTCTTCGTGGAGCATTGATGCCGACCGTTGAATACGAGTTCACAGCGGATACCCGGGCACTGGAAGCCGCCTTGGGCGCTGTAGATTCGAAGGTAGACGATCTCGATGGTTCCTTCGATGAGGCTTCGGAGGCGGCATCCGGTGGGTTGGGTGCGGTTGCCGTGGCGGCTGCTGCCGCTGGTGCGGCGATCGCTGGCGTTGCTGTTCTGGTGGGCAAGGCTGCGGCCAAACTGGCTGTGAACATCAGCAAGAACACGGTTACGCTGGCCGAATCCGCAAACAGATTGGCCAAAGCCGGCAAGAAGGTAGGCGCTTCGGCATCCGATATTGAGTTGGTCGGTCGCGCACTGGGCATGATGACCGAGAATGGCGTCGACGCTGCTCGGATGCTGCAGGACCTGGGACGCAATCTGTCTGACGCCCGGGATGGCACTGGCGAAGCAGTTACAGCATTGGACAAGTTGGGTCTATCCGCCGAAGACCTCATCGGGCTCTCCATTGATGAACAGTTGGCGATGATCGCCGACCAATGGCCGACCCTCCGTGATGGTGCCGAAAAATCCCAGGTCGCCATGGACCTATTCGGCCGCACTGGTCGCGAAATGGCGATCGCGATGGGCGATGGCGGCGATGCCATTCGATCCACGATCGAGGCTGTCCGTGTGGCCGGTGTCGTCAGTGCCGATACGGCGCGCAAGTCGGAAGACCTGATCGACGCAATCGACCTGATGGAACAGTCCATGGGGTCACTCAAACGTGAAGTCTTGGAGCCGCTGATCCCGGTATTCACCGGGATTCTGCGCGGCATCACCGACGTGATCAACGAGACGAGAGGATTCAGCGGATCGAAAGAAGCTACCCTGTTGTTTGCAGAGGGCATCGCGCGTGGCCTCGTGCCCGCACTGAGTCTTGCTGGTGAGTTTCTTGAGAATCTGATCGGCGAACTTAAGGTCTACGCACTGGGCGCTTACGCAGCCGCCAATGCCGGCCGTGGACTGGGGATGATTCTCCAAGGCGAGTTCGAAATGGGCCGCATGGTGATCGAGGCTTCTGGCCGCGATTTCACCAGATTCGCAGACTCGTTCGTCCAAATGCATCTGGACATGCTCTCGGATTCGGATTCCCGGTGGGATGACTGGTCCGATACCGTGATGGGGTACATCGATGATGCAAAGGCCGTTACCGCCAGCTTCGGCAGTAGCGGGTCGGGCTCAATCAAGGATGTGGGTGACGCGGCTGGCGATGCGGCCGGCAAGATCGGCGAAATGGCCGATGCCCTGGGTGACCTCGACCTTGACATGCTCGATGAGTTGGCATCGGCACCGTCCATCCTGGACGCAATGATCGACGCTGGCGAGTTCGATGAGGTCTTGACGACAATCGAGGATCGATTCCGGGAGTTCAAGGAGTTCTGGCAGTCTGGATTCGGCGAAATCGTCAACTCGGCCGCTCAACTGGCAATGGACATTGTTGATCTCTTTGCCGACATGGCGAAGCAGACGATGAAAGATCGAATCGCTGCGGCCGACGAGACAAGATCCACGATCGAGAATATCGAAGAAAGGCTCACGGAGGCCACGGACGCTGCCGAGAAGGGGAGACTTACCAACCTACGCGCGACCCTGCTTGAACGCGAGAAAGCGCAAAAGGAAGCCGCTCTTGAGGCATTCAAGACACAGCAATCCCTGGCTCTTGTCTCGGCGGCAATCAATACGGCTCTCGCCGTGATCAACGCACTGGCGACGGCACCCACGATCTTCGCCGGAATCGCACTGGCGGCATTGGCCGGTGCAGCCGGTGGCATCGCCATCGCGAAGATCGCCACTCAGAAGCCTCCGCAGTTCCACAGTGGTGGTTTCATCCGCGCATCCACCGTGGCCAGCCGCGAATCTGTGCCGATCAACGCAAAGGCCGGTGAAGGCGTACTGAGCAACCAGGGCATGGCGGCGATCGGCGGCAGATCCGGGCTGGAGGCCGCGAATCGTGGTCAGTCAACGGCTGGCGGGACCACGTATAATATCATGCGCATTGGCACCAGGACCACCGAGGTGATCTCGCACAGGCAGCTTCGCTCACGCAGTGGTAAGATGCAGCGCGAGCTATCCAAAATCCGGCCGAAGGTCGGTCGATCGATCCCCGGTAGACGATAATGGGCAAGTCCTCCATTCCAGCGCGAACGCAGGGTCTGGCCATTCTGGACCCCAGGTTCACGATCGACGCGCTGGTCCCGATCGGGCCGAATCCGGATGATTCGTCGTACACGGAAGCCGGTCCGCGCGCGGGTGTTCCGGTGGCTGGCCAAAGGACCGACATGGTCCTGGAAGCGGCTGGCGATCAGACGAAGAAGATCGAGATTCTGACTCAGAACGCCGGTCACCCGTTGCGCGACGGTGGCGAGTTCATCTGGCGCTTCCCGGATGATCATGGCGACGACGAGTGGCTCGGCCACGACGGATTCATGGCAATCACCGGGTGGGAGGGCATGACGGCCGATGGCACTGGTGGCCAGCCGCTGCCGTCACCGATCGTCCGGTTGGAGCACGACCGCGCGTTGCTGATGGTCGAGTGGTCGGGCTCATCCCAGTTCAAGACTCACAAGTACGATCCCGATAGCGGGGCATGGACCGTCCAGGGCACAACCACTCTCACGCCTGCCATGTCGGCCGGCGCTGCAAATGCGCCGCACACAGCGATGATCTCTTTGCCGAATGGCCGAGTGCAGCTGTACATCACCGATTCTGTGAACGACCAGAAGCAGATCCACGTGATGTACACGGAGGATGACGGGTTGACATGGGCGGAGGCATCCAGGGGTGGCCTGCTCACCCCATCCACCGATGAAATCCAGGGCATCGCTGTCTCGCATTCGCGCGGCACTGTCGCGATGATGCTCTGGACGAACGCGGGCGCTGCGGCTGTCCCGGGTTCTGCTCAGCAGTACGTGTCACACGATCTCGGCCTCACGTTCACCACGGTGGGTGATGATTGGTTCACGGCCACATCCCCCCAGGAGCGACCGTACCATATCACGATGGTCGGCCTGGATTCGGGCAAGCACGTGATGGCATACTGGGCGAGCGAAGCCGTCGCCGGACAGCAGAAATACCACGTGAGGGTCTTTACTCCTGGATCGCCGGCCTACCTGGAGACTGATACCACGATCGCCGTGCCCGCGTCAGGATGCCCCTTGTTCGCCGACTTCCCGTCGTGTGCGATGTGGGCAGACGAGAGTGGCGGTCTTTTCTTCATCGCCGAGATCGATGAGGACGGCGACAGCCGGACGGATCTGTGGTATTCCATTGATGGTGGGGTGTCGTGGTTCCCGTTCAAAACGTCCGTATTTCGGGGTCGGCCCAGTGGTGCGGATACCCGTCCGTCGGATTACCGCGTGGCCTCGATCGGTGGTCGCGCGGCCTGGACGATGAGGTGGGAATCGGCTCACGCCTATTCGGGCGCTTCGGCCGCAATCGCTTATTTGGGTGGCCACACGTCGGCGTCGATGCCGTCTGTTGATGATGGCACTGGTGACTTCTCAGATCCCTCATGGATGGGATTTGGTGATGAACTCGGTGGCACCGCGCGTTGGGGTGGATCGTTCATCCCCATCAATAATCCCAACTCGATGGGGTTCGCGGTTGCAGGTGCAGGTGCCGGTGCGGTAGATGCGGATCTTCTGTACGCTGTCACCACGACGGCTGGCCAACGGAAGTTCTATTCGATCTCCGACACGGCTTCGCAGCCGTCAAACAAGGCGATGTTCGCCGGCATCCAGGCGCAGTGCGACAGTGGTGGCGTGCTGACTGCCCTGGAAGTGGGATTCCGTCTGCGGTTGAGTGACTACGACACCGGGGGAGTGGTCAACGCAACCCACATCCACGAGATCGAAGTCCGGATGACCGCCACGCAGTTCCGCGTGTGGGATGTGATCGCAAACGTCCAGGTCGGCGGCGATCAGTCGTTCGACCTGACTGAGCAGACGTGGTTTTTGGTTGGCATCAAGGGCGACGGCTCCGGGTCCGATCAAGGTGAACTCACCATTTGGTACGGGCGTCCGGATGGCCAGATTCGCCTGTTGGAGGTCGGCGTCCAGACGGGCACCCTCAACGATGATTCGGGGGCCAATCCCACGAACACCAGCAGGGTCGAGTTTGGGCACGACGTGGCCGGTGGTGCGGCCACCTCGCGATGGGGTTTCATGGGGTGGGGATGCTCCGCCGGCCCCACCACGCAGCGGGTGCCGTCCAACTGGCTCGGCGCGTGGACCAATCCGGAGGATCTGCGCGGCCGGCATTTCCCCGGTGATTTCGGATATCTGGTGGATGACACGTCCATTCGCGCTGTCGACGGTCCTACCCGCGAGGGCGACCGGTGGACGATCACGCCGAATCCGGATTACGGTGTGCGCAACATGCACCCCACCTTGCACGAGAGCCCGCGTCTGCCCCACCGTACAACCGAGGATCAGGTTGCCACCAGATACGTTTGGGATCTGGAAAAGCTGTTCACCTCGGCCTACCTGGGCAACGGCATGCTGCTCTTCGGTCTGTTCGGGTCGAACGTCAACCGCGCAACCGTCCGTGGGTGGACCGGCGGTGTCCCCACGACCATCGCGGAGCTTGAGGCTGATTTCGGATTTACCGGACTCCCGCACCTCCGGAAGGGCACCACGGTCCGTCCGGACAATTCACAGATCGCGGCGGGTGGCAATTATCTGTGGATGCAGGAACACGCGGACGATACGTTCGATCTGGGTGCCGGCGAAACCCCAATCCACAAGATCACCCACAACACCGGAGGCGCGTGGCGTGTCGATGGTGGTGCCGCGAAGGTGAAGCAGCCGACCATTTACCTGGACCCGGCGAACTTCAAGGGGCCGGAAGCCGCAAGCGGAACCGGCGATATCTGGTCGCGTGATTTCGTGGCGATCACCAGGGAATACGCGGGCACCTTCGATAAGATCTCGCTGGAGATCCCATCGCACGAAACGGCCGACGGATACTACCAAATCGGGACGTTCTTTTGGGGTCACATCGAGGTGTTCGGCCAGCAGTACGACCTGGGCTGGATTCGGTCGAAGCTCCGAAACTGGGTCCGCGATGAAACCGATTCGTGGCTGGACACGTTCGCCTCGCGATCCCCGGGTCGACGTCAAGTCGAGTTTGCATGGGAGAACACGGCCACCCAACTGAAGCAGGAACAAACCAACCAGCCCGATCCGGATTATCTCGCCGATGGGCCGTCTGGACTCCCGGTTGCGTCCAGGAACGATGTTGTTCGGGTGATGGAGGGCATCCTTGACTGGAACGACGGCCCAGTCCTCCCGATGGTGTACTGTGCCCGCATCCCGGTTCGGGTTGGCGGTTCGGATGCGTGGTTCAAGGAGGCCCGCCGGAAGCTCTTCATGTTGTGCCGATCCGAGACTGGGTCCAGGATCGAGAATCTCGCCGCTCGATCCGGTGAAGGTGTCGATGAGGTCGAACGGCTGAACACGGTTACGCTGGAAGAGATTGTCTGATGTTCACGTTGGGCGACATTGATGGTGGCCTCGTTTGGCTGCTCGATGTGGTCATCGGCGGTCATGACTGGCGGTTCACGTCGGACCGTGGGGTGGTCCAGTCCAGGCACCCGATCCACAAGATGGACCCAAGGCTGTACGATTACCTACCCGGGTTGGAATGGACGGGCGAGTTGGACGACACAATCGACCCGTTCGGCGATTCCCCCGGCGATCGATCCGCTGAGTTCAATCTGAAAGTCGATGGCCTCCAGATCCTCATTGAGGATGGCCTGAACCTGGGGGCCGGACGTGGCATCCTCTCCCTGGGTGGCCGCGATGGCGACCATCCGATAATCATGATCGACGGCTGGATCACAGACGTGTCCTATTCCCGGGATGGCGTGGCGGTCTGCACCATCGAGGAGGCCGATTACCAGGATCAGGGACGGTACCCGGGACCCAATCAGCGGGTGACCCCAGGCGCGTGGCCGAACGCATCGGACAAAGCGATCGGCGAGCATTACCCCGACATTATCGGCTCACCTGGCGGGTCGGATGGTTGGGGCTCGGCCGGACTCCTGGTGGATACCACCAACAATTCGGAAATCCTGCTCATCGCAGTGGGTGAGGTGGAGGCAACAACGGTTGATATCATCGACCAGGATGACGTGGTGTGGGCTGCTGTTCCGGTGTCTCAAGTCGAGGATGGCAATGGGGTGGTGGTTTCAATCGCGAGCTTCCCGGCGGCTGGCGCTGTGCTGGATGACGTGCACTTCGTGAGGTGGAACAACGGTGGTGGGAGACTGCTACCCGATGGGACACTGCTGACCGGTGCTGGCGATGTGCTGAGGTGGATGCTGAGCTTCTCACGATTGCGGACTGATCATGGTAGGATCGCCGGCACCGTTGCACGCTTGAATGAATACCGAATCGACACTGCCATCCAGGTGGAGCCAAACACCAGGATCACACCGTGGGACTGGGTCGCAGACCATCTGTTGCCGATTCTGCCCGTGACAGCAAAGTCATCGCCGGATGGTAGGTACCTTAGCTTATACCCGATCGATCCGAATCCCATCGAGGCCGTCGCCCACCTCATCCAGGGAACTAACGCCACCATGGTCGGCGAGGTGGGGTTTTCCTCTCGTGATCGGGTCGTGAATGATTTCGAACTGGCTTACGCGTCCGACCCTTACCTGGACAAGTACACGCAGCGTGTTGGGTTGACTGGGGATCAGGAGGTGGCAGCGGTCGACAAAGAAGTCAGCCTGAATCTGCATTGCATCCGCTCACGATCCGAGTACATCGGTCCGCAGTTGACCCAGGAGAACGAATGGGAAAGCATCACGACAGATGTGATCTGGGACACACCCACGGCTTCGGCAATCCTCGCATGGATGGCCCAGCACTATTCGTACCAGTCCAGGTTGGTGTCGTACATGGCCCCCATCGACATTGTGCACGCTGCGGAGCCTGGATCGGTCGTCATCGTGACTGATCCCGGAATGGGTTGGCACGCGCGGCCAGCCGTGGTAGAAAATCTCAAGTGGTCCATGGGAAAATCGATCGAAGTGAGTCTGAGACTGGGAAGGCGCATCAATGAGTGATGACGGCCCCGCTGAAACCTCTGTTATTTTGCGGGTTGGGAAACTGGAATCGGGGTTGGAAGTCCTGAAAGAAGTAACCGATATCCGCCTCCTACACATCGAACGCATGATGAATCGTGGCACGCTCATTGCCTCGGGTGTCCTGGTGTCCGTCATCGCAAACATTGTTCTCACGTTGATGAATGCCACGTAACATCGAAACCATCGTGGTTCACCACTCCGCATCGGACAAGTCGACGCACATCGACCAGATCCGCAGTTGGCATGTGGCGCGCGGATTTGTCGACGTTGGGTATCACATGGTCGTACGCGGCATGGGCAGCGGCATTTTCGAATCGATGCCGGGTCGGGACCTGGACCGACAGGGGGCACACACAATCGGGCACAACAGGGCCTCGTTGGGCATCTGTCTGTGTGGGGACTACGAGATCGACCGACCTTCACCGGGCATGATCGAGGTGGCCTCCCAAATCATTGCAGAGTGGTGTTGGGAATACGGCATCGACGTGAACTCGATCTATGGTCACGGTGAACTGAAGGCGACTGCCTGTCCTGGGAAGAATCTCAACATCGATCGCATCAAGTACAACGTCGCAAAGCTGCTCAACAGCAAGGAGAAGGCACGTGCTCGGATCCAATAGATTCAAACTGATTGCCATCGGCGTTGGCTTTGCGGCATTCGTGCTGTTGCTGGTGGCGTTCACCGATTTGACCATCGACGACGTACAAGTGATCACTCCGTCTGTCGAGGCCCTGTTGGGCGTCGGCGTGTGGGGCGACACAAAGCGTCGCATGGGTAGGAGAGACAAGCAATGATCGTACCAAAGGAACAGCGCATCGTCATTAGCAAAGTGGGCGTCGACGCCTACCACGCCATGCGCAAGAAGAAGATCCCCGGCGATCGTAAGATGGCCATCGCGACTGCAGCCGGGATGCGCCGTCTCAAGGAGATCGGCATGCCCACCCTTTTGGGTCGCCGCATGTCGAACATCCTGGAGGGCAGCGAACGCGAGCCCGATGATGCCGACCTGGAAGGGTTTTCCGAGAAGGAAACAAAGCTCGTCGGCGGCGTCATGAAGACGATCAACGGTGGCGTTGACGTGGCCGAGGCCATCGCGGCCTGCCAGTGCGACCGTCGGGTACTGGGTGCGATTCGCGCGTTGCTGCAGATGGCGATCGAAGCAGCACACCTCGTGAGTGCCATCAAGACCGCATCGAAGTAGGGGTCTTCTCCGTGGGGTTCCCCTTGCGTTCCCTTGCGTTTGAGCTTCCCGAGGCTATATTCGCCCGGGTTGAGGTCTTCTAGGGCGACGGAGAGCCGCCGAGACGCATCCGAGACTCCACGGAGAGCCCGCGTTCGATGCTGGCCTCCATTCTTGCATCCCAAAGGGCTCGGTGATGACCCGGTGGGGTGTACACCTCGTGGCCTCGTCCGGCCAACCATGCGGCCGCGTCAGTTGCTTTTGACCCGCGAAGACGCCCAGTCCGGCCGAAGCGCAGCCGTTGGAACCATTCCATCAGGCATTCGTACTCGCCGATGCCGGTGGATTCGATGTTCCATGGGTCCTGACTCAGGAACACGCCGAAGTCATACGATCGATTGTAGGACGTCGCCGCCTCGATGCCGCGTGACTCCATCTTCCCGGTGATCCAGGAGCGCAGCCGATCGGGGGCCTCGGCGTAGGGGATCCCCCGTCGCATGATCTCGTCGCGATCAATGCCGGTGACTCTGAACGCAGGTCCGCAGTCCTGGTGATTGAGCACGTCGAATCCGGGGTTGATCATGACTGACAGTTCGTCCATGATCTTGCCATCAAAATCAGTGATGACAGCACCAATCTCAACGATTTTCAGCAGGTCTTTTGCCATCCCCGGGAGGCCGGTGGCTTCCAGGTCGATGGTCAACAGTGGTGGCCTTTCGGTCGGCCCAACGTGTCCCTGTTCGAACTCGGTGCACATGGTGTCGACAAAACGCGTCCAGAACTGCGACTGTGATTCCCTCTCGCCTTTGTACAGGGATCGGCCGTTGATCGTGCCATGTTTGTCGTACAGCCGGCCGAAGAAAGCGGTATCGGATTTCAGCCGCTTGAAGATGGTCGGCCTGCCAGACTCGCGGGTTTGGATGCCGGTGATACCGCATGCGGTAAGACGCGCGGCCTGCAGGTCGACCGTCTTGAACCTGGACAGTTTCTTAACCACGCATCTTCTCCATCCAGTCCATCAGGACTGAGTACGGGATGACAGCAAAGTCAAACGACGGCTTACCGCCGCCCGTGCTGTTGTCTCGGATGATGGCCACGGGCTGTCTCTCGTCGCCGCATCCGGCCGAATCGGCGATCGCCTGTCGCAATGCCGCGCGCGGGTTTTGGCACTTGCCCACCTTACACTCCAACCAATACGGCGTACCCTCGACGTCACACTCATCGATGATGTGCCGGTCCTGCATACCGCGCCGGACACCATCGCCGAAGAGGTGCTGCATGTCGGCGGCGATCGCCCGTTCGAATGCCGACCCCTTGCGTTTGGACCTTGCCCCCATCAGCGCGACCTCACCCCTTCGCTTTCGGTCAGGCCGAACCCATCCGGCCATCCGCTGATCTCGGGGTCGTTGGAAAGGCATTCCCTCGCTCGCCGTCGATCGGGCTTGTACTCGATGCGCACCCAGTCTTCCGGCCAATCCGCAGGGTCCTTCGGCGCTTCCAGCGACGTCGACTTTTGGAGCCAGTACGAATGTACGGCGGTCTTGACTCTCGGGTCATGCCCGCTGTCACGGTAAGCAACCAGGAGGTCGGTCATCCGGCGACGACACGCGGAGACGGTGGATTTTGCCGCGCGTCGCCGCCTCGCGATCTGCTCGGCCTCCCACTTGAGCAGCAAATCCTCGGATTCTGCCCGCTTCATCACCGCGCGCAACGAATCGAGGTGGGGGCCGATTTCACCGCTGAGGCGGGAATACAGCCTCTCAATCTCGATCTCCACGTCGACCTTGCTCCGCCAGTCGTCGTCAGCATCGAGTGCCTCTTCGGCCGACATGATCTCATGAACGATTCGAATCAGTTCTTCGGTAGTGCTCATTTCCGCTCCCTTGGTGAGCCGGCCGACCATCCCGGATGCGGCGCGCACCCACTGGAGGACAGAAAGACAGCCGGCCGGCTCACCGAAGGAGGCACACTACAAACCGGTGTGCCAGCGGGTGCCACGCGGGGTGGCCGGTTGAACCCCGGTGGTTAGAAACCGTCGGCGAGATCGAGGTCCTCGTTGGTGGAGCCGCCCGGGATCGGGTGGCTCGCGGGGTACATGTGGAGATCTTCCCAGTCGTTCACCGTGCCCCAAAACACGCGGACCTTCTTGCCCAGGATCTTCGTGATGACATTGCCAGTCCGGCCCACGCCATCCTTCATGACCTGGATCTCACCCGCTTCCGGGCAGAATCCGAGGGCCGAAGTGATATCCTGCTTCAACTTCCAGTAAGTCCTGCTCGTGACTTCGTAGAAGCGCTGGCACTTGACCTGCTCACCGTCGTGGTCGACCATCACACCGAACGTCGCGTAGTCCTTGCCGGTCTTCGCTTCGAAGCAGCCGAAGTCGAAGATCACGCCATCGTGCCACGTATCCTTCGGCAGCTTTTCTTTCTGGTCTTCCCATTCATCCACGATGGGCATCACGTTGTCAAAGTCGTTTACGTCGATCGCCATTCTGTCTGTCCTCCTTAGTAGGGAATCTGCTCGTCGGCCCAGGCTTCGATCATCTTCTTGAAGCGCGGAAACGAAACATTTTTGGCCTCGGCGGAGGCGATATCCTCCCCGATCTGCTGGATACCAGCGGCGAGCATGCCACCCTCAACCATGGAGTCGAGGGTGCCGATCACCGCGTGCTTCTTGCCATTGTCACCGGGCTTTCGGGTCGCCCACATCGCGAGCACATCGACTTCAACGCCGACCTGCTCGGCCATGGTCCGGAATGCGGCCAAATCACCGGGAGCATTCTCCGTGGGCTTTTCCTTGCTCTTCTTCGCCTTCTTCGTCTTTCTGGGGGTGGTGACGGCCTCAGCGGGCTTTGCGCTCGTCTTCGGCGTTTCGTCGGTGTCGACTTCCACATCGTCCGAAGCGCTAACCAAGAGGATGTTGCGGAGAAGCCGCGCGACTGCCGAGGTGTGACTCGCCTGGGTCGAGTGCGTGATCGCCTTGCCCCGGTTGGGGGGTGCGATCGGCATGTCGAACCGGAGCGGCATCACGACGCTGTCATCCGATCCCCACCGAAGCTCACCGCGCACCGAGAGGGTGCCACCCATCACTTCCAGAACGTGGGTTTCGGTCAGGACGGCGACGAGCCCGTATTTCACCAGGATCGGCTTGAGGGCCTCGATCGTGGCAGTCGCAGACACGTACTTCCACGTGCTGCCGTCCTTGCCGCCAGTCCCATCCATCCCCAGGGTCTTCGATTCACCCTGGGCGGCCGCGAGGGCCTCGTTGATGTTCGTGGGTTTCTTGCTTGCCATCAGTTGTTCTCTTTCGTGTCGATCAGGAAGATTTCACAAGGATCCGGTTCAAGGTCTTCATAATGATCAAGCTTCTCCTTGATCTCTCTGGCCATGCCTTCGTCCTCGGTCATCATCAATAGCTGTCGGGTTTCTGGCTTGCCGGGTTCTTGCCGGCACAAGTGATAACGTAGCACGCTGTCCTCCAATGCGTGCATTCTACCACGGGTAGTCAGGCGGCGGAATCGTCGGGAACCGTACCGTTGATGGGGTTCGCGCTCCAGTCTCGCTCCTTCACCTCGGACCATGCGCGGAGGTAGGCATTGTGCATGTCGAGTCCCTCGGCGCGGCAGTACCCGCACAGGTACACCATGATATCCCCGATGGCGTCGGCCTTCTTGTCTCGCGCGGCCTCGGGCGTGAGCCGGATCCCCTGTTCAGCCTTCAAATGGGCGTGCATGAGTTCGCCGACCTCTTCGCCGACGCCCAGGAGGGAATGGTGCGCGATGGGCGGGTTGCCGAACGGCTGCTTGTCCAACCACGCCGAAACCTCGGCCTGAAACTCCCGCAAGAACGGCTGGCCACCGGCTTTGCCGACCACACCATCACGGGTGGCAACCAGCAGTTCATCCAGTCTGTGGTACACGGGGATCCCGTTGTCACTTGCGAACATCACCTCACGATCCGCGCCAGCGGATTCGCCCGGGATCCGCAACACGCAGTCACAAGCGGACACCCACTGCAGGCACTGCCCCATCCAGAACTCCTGGTCATCGCGGGGATACTGAGCTTCCCAGGAGAAGTACAGGTTGGGCACGAACGGGATCAGGCCAACGGACGCCAGATCGTCGGCGATACGGATGGCGGTCTGCATGTTTGATGCCTGGGTGCCGGACGAAGTGACTGGGCCGGCGAGGTAAACTCGTGTTTTGCGCATGCTACCACTGTTCCCGTCGGTCGATCACGCTATTGGTCGTGAACCCGGTTACAACGAAGCTCACCCGGGATCCGACCACGCGCTCGATCTCGTTGATGAAATCCTTCGTGCTGTACGACAGCTGGTCGAACCGGTGCGCGCGGGCGTTCGCTGGGTCGATGTAGTCGGTGAAGGTGAGCGCAACATCGGTGGGCGTGTTAAGCATCGCTGAACGGTGAAGCAGTTCCCAGTCGAACTCGGCCACCCGGCGGAGCCGTTTGGTGGTCGTGGTGCGTTCGCGCTCACGCAGAACATCGGCATCAACGCCAGAACGGAGCGAAACATCTTCCCAGGACAGTTCACGCTTCATGGGTCCGGACGATCCACCCTCCGGCGACTGTACCCGAATGGGGTTGGCCCGGACGACCATAATGACCCGGCGAACGTGCTTCGGTCCGATTCCGGCCTCAGCCATGGTACCCTGGGCAGTCGTGTCCCGGGAAGTCACGTACGGGTACGGACCGTGGTACAGGGACAGCCCGGTGCCCTGGGTTCCCTCCAGCATGATCAATGCGCCGCCCTGGATCAGGTCGTGGATCATTGCAGTGGTGTCGGTGACGTAAGGCCGCAGCGCGGGGATTTGGCCAGCGCAGACGTACACCTCGTCGTTGACAAAGTCGTCGTGGGCGTGACGGTCCAGGATCCGGGAAGCAGTCGCCGCACCGACTCCCTGACCGGTGCTGCCGATGCCGGCGATCTGCCTGCCTTCACCAACCATGTCGGCGTCGCTGATGATGCGGACACGATGGTCGATGTGGATGTGGTTGGGTCGGTTGACCTTCTCGATTTCGGACAGCAGGGTCGACAGCCGGACGTTGGCACCGGATCCAATGATGATCCTTGCATGCCGTTGGGCATGGAACGAGCCGGATGGGAGCGACTTAAACGCGTACTTGTCACCGTTGGGTCGGATGACCGTGTGTCCAGCGTTGGGACCGCCGACACGGATGAGGGCATCATACTCGTGGGCGACCTGGGAGATCACATGCCCCTTGCCTTCGGATCCGTACTGCGCGCCGATGTAGACGTCGACGCAAGGCTCCGCCTGGACGTTGAGTTCGCGGATCAGAGCGGACACGCGGACCGAACAATCGCCCGGGTCGCATGCGTCTGTGTCGATGATGAGGTCGGCGATGTTGCCCAGGGAATCGACCATGGCCTCGGTCAGACCGCCGTTTTCGGGTCCGTCACCCCTGGTTTGCCGCCGGAACTCGCGTGACGGTTCGCTCGCCGTGAGGTGGACGTGCCACACCCGCGCGCCGATCGTGTAGGCCGAACGGCGGATCGCCTGGACCTGTTCAACCCGTCGACAGGAATCAACCACAACACCCGGGATAAGCGGGTTAAGAGCGGCTTTGATGACAGGGACGGTCAACCAGGACGGCCCATCGGCGTCCAGGTCATCACCCATGGCCACGAGATCCGTACGGGTGCCGTCTCCGCCCGCAAGCCGGGATTGTAGGATCGTGCTGCTCTTGATGTGGGCGATGCTCATCCGCTCGCCAAGAACGGCCGCGAGGGTGGATTTGCCGCTGGCGATTTCGCCAGATAGAACGATGATCTTCACTTTGCTGTCCTCCATTACCGGCGATACAGAAGAGCCGGACCCAGGTACCATACCATGGGTCCGGCTCTCTGTGAATCCCGGTGGGGACTAAGCGCTGATGCGGTCGGCCGCGCGTCGGGCTGCAGCCTGCTTCCGGTTGGCCCGCTTGCAGGGGCGGCAGTAGGACTGCGCAACCATCTTGCGGACCTTGACACCGTCGATCTTGCCCCACATCTTGCGGTAACCGAACATCGCCTCGACCGTACCCGTCTCCTTGCAGCACGGGCAAGTCTTCTCGTCGTCGTCGGCGTGGATCCAGAGCACGTCGGCCTCGACCTCGGCTTCGACCACGACCGGCTCACCGTCGGTGCGGAGGATCCACACGTTGGCGGCGACGCCACGACCCTCACGGGACCCATCGGCGAACACGAGGTGCTTCCAGGAGGGGCGGACCACTTCAGCCGTCTCGACGGTGCGGAACTCGGACTTGACCTGGGTGGCCGTGCCGAAGGCGATCTCGTCACCGGGGAGGATGTGCTGCGTGGTGGCGTAGATGGCACCCTCGGGGATCTCGTGGGAATCGATGATGTCGCGACCCGTGAGGATCGCCACCACGGCCTTCGACGCCTGGGAAAGAGCCTTCGCGACACCGGAGCGGTCGTCGCCGGCCCACGGGCTGTCCGAGTCCATGTGGTTGAAGTCGGTGGCCGACCGGAGGCAGACGCGCTCCTTGTTGTCATGGCTGTCATCTTCCGTCAAGGAAGCGATGAGCACGTCGCGACGGGCACGGATGGCGGTGACGGTGTCCTTGACGGAAGGACGCTTCGGCGCGGGGGGGGTATCCTCGACCACGGGGGCGTCGACGTCGGCGGCGTCGCGCTCGGCGTCCGTCAGGGCGGCGTCCTCCTTGGCCTCCTCGGCAGCGACGGCCTTGGCGACGGTGGCAGCGCCGTACGCAACGACCCGCTTGACGGCGACCTTGCCGACCAACGCACGCCGGTCGTAGGTACCCACGTAGCGAAGGATGGCGACGTTCCGGTCGGAGTCGGCCTTGGGCAGGGCGTCCCGCGCCTTCACGCCAGCGAGTCCCA